CGAGGCTCACGACCAAACTCGCCCCCTCGGTGGTGCGAACGTCGGCGGCCTTGATCGTGCGTTCGCCGAGTGTGTTGAGCTTCTCCAGCCGTTCCTCTTGCCGCTTGGCCTCGGCCTCGGCGGCCTTGCGTTCCTCCTCGGCGATCCGCTGCTGCTCCTGCTGAATCTGCTGCTGCTGGTCTTGACGCTGCTTCGTGGCTTCGTCTACCTGCTTCTGGTATGCCTTCTCGTACTCCTCGCGTTGCTGCGCCGCTCCGCTGGCTACGTCTCGCTCCTTGGCACGAACTTGGTCGAGGTCGGCCAGCCGCCGCACAGAGGCTGCAACGGCTTCACGGTCGCCATCGGCGCGGGCCTTTGCCACGGCCTCCTGCGCAAGTTTGATCTCCTGCTCAATCGCCAGCAGATTTTCCGCTGCCTTGACGCGGGCATTGTCGCCGTCAAACCGCTGGGCATTGATGAGTCCGTTGACAAGTTCTTCGTTCTTGAGCCGGGCCTGCGCCGCTTCCTCGATGCCCTTGAGTTCGTTGTCAAAAAACTCCTGCTGGCGACGCACCTCCGCGTCGAATGCCTCCTTGTCGAGAATCCCGCCCTTGGCCTGTGCCTTGGCGGCGGCGATTCCTTCTTCAAGGCGACGGGCGGCACCGGCACCAGCATCGCCGAACTCGGTCGCTTTGTCGGTGGCCGTGCCGATTGCCTCGTCCACTTTGTCGAACGCGGCCGTGAACCCGTCGGCGAACCCTTGGTCGATGGCGTCGCGTTGCCCGATAAGTTTGGTTTCCAGCCCGTCGAGGGCGGCGAGCCGGGTCGCCGCCGCCGTCGCCTCCTCTTGATTTCCAGCACGGCGGGCGTCGTTCAAAGCCTTCTGGGCGAACGCCTGCTGTTCCTGCACGGCGATGATATCCTTCTCGACCTGCGACTGCTCCTGAGCGGCGTCAAGCAGTTCCGTGACACGCTTACGCTGGTCATCTAGCCGTTTCCGCTCGTCCTCTGCCGCCTTCGCGGAACCGTCGGCAATCGAACGCTGGATCGCGATGATGTTCTCAAGTTGCCGTAGCCGCTCCTTTCCGTTATCGACCGCTTGGTAATCTCCTCCGTTTCGTGCCGTCATCACTTCGGCACGAACGCGTGCGATCTCCCGCTCGACGGCCAGCACCGATTCCGACGCCTTGAAGCGAGCATTGTCGCCACCAAAATCCCTGTCGATGCGAGCCTGCTCCAGAAGTTGCTCCGTCACCTGTCGGTCTGCGTCGACGCGCTTCTGGGCCTCGTCGGCGGCTCGCTTCGTCTCCTCCTGCACTCGCTTGAGCGAATCGATCTGGCGGTCAAACTCAGCCGTGGCGTTCGCCACTCCACGCGCGTACTGGTCGGCGTTGAGCTCCTTTGCGTCGGCCTGCTCTTGCAGGTCAGCCAACGCCTGCTGAAACTCATAGGCGGCTCTGAAACCGGCCTGACCAAACTCAGCCGCCTTCGCAATCGCCGAATCCAACGCCTTGCGACTGTCTCCAATCGCCTTATTCAACTGCTCGGCCGCCTTCGCTGCGTCCTCTCCAGACTGCTTGGCGGCATCGCCGGACTTCGTGACGCTTTCGGCGGCGTCTGCACTTGAGATCCCCCATTCAATGAACGCTTGGGCAGCGAGTCCGACAGCCACCGGGATCAGACCGATGCCTGTTGACGCCAGCAGGCTACGAACGGATGCGGCGAGCGTCGCTGTAGCCGCCGAGGCTACGCCAGCCGACGTTGCGTAGGCGATTGCTGCCGATGCAGCCGTCGTGAACGCCGCCGCCATCGACCGGATGACACCTGCAATCGCGATCCGATTGATGAACACCAACTGTGCCACTACGCCGGGCAGGATGAACTCCGCGAGCGGCTCAACCACATCGGCAAGCAGGCGGAACACAGGAGTCAAAAGACCGATGCCAGACGCGACGGCCTGCACCACGCTCCCGATCTGCGTTAGGGCTGGGCCTAGCAGCCTGCCGATGACATCGGCGATGGACGTCACAACCGCAGTGAACTCTGCGGCCGCCTTCGCGAGTCCTTCGCCGAGCCCCACAACCGGCAGTAGCAGCGTTTGTCCGAGCCCTTGCGTGGCAACAGCGAGTGCGTCAAGCCCAGCACCGAAGTCATCTATGCGGCGACGGTCTACGGCTGTCAACGCTCGGCCGAACCGCTCCATGTCATCGGCCGCGCCACCGAGGTTCTTGAAGAACGGGAGCAGTTCAGCACCAGTCTTGCCGAACAGGTTGATCGCGGTGGCCGTGCGCTGCGCCGGATCAGCGATCCCTTGCAGCCGTTCCCCGATGAGTTTGTATTGCTCTTCCGGCTTGAGTGCCTGCAACTCCTCGGCGGTGATGCCGAGGTTCTTGAGTGCGGCCTGCGCCGTCTTGCTCTCTTCGTCAACTCCAGTGACGCTCTTCTGCAACCTGCCAAACGCCGTGCTCACCGCGTCAATGCTGGTGCCGCTGCGCGCAGCCGCAGCCTCCAGCGTTTGAATGAACTCAAATGACACGCCGAGTTTGTCGGCTGTGTTGCCGAGTTTTTCAACGCGATCCTCTAGGTCTACCAGCCCGCGAGCGACCGCTGCCGCACCGGCACCAAACGCGGCGACACCTGCGACAGCGGCGTTGAACGGGTTGATGAGGCCGACCACCGATGCACCGATGGAAGAAATGCCTTGCGACAGGCCACCAGCAAAGACCCGCGATAGTCCCTCGCCAGCAGACGCGAGGCCCGAGAGACGCCCGGCGACGTTGCCAATCGGGCCGGGCAGTAAGGACAGCACGCCGCTCAGTTCGTTGAACTTGAGTTTGCCAGCGTCACCGGCCTTGCCGCTCTCTTGACCAAACTTGTCAGCGGCGAGCGTGGCCTTGGCGTACTCACGAGATACCCGCTGCAACGCTGCGGAATACTCGTCCTCGGTGAGCAGCCCCTGTTTTCGCAGGGCATTGAGTTCCCGCGTGGCGACCCCGTAGTCCCGCTGTGCCTTCTGCTCGCGGGTCAGGTTCGCTTCGACAATCGCGGCGGCTCGCGTCGCGGCGTCTGTTCTCGCCTTCTCCGCGTCTGCCTGCGCTTTTGCTGCCGCACGGGCGGCATCTCCAGCACCGCTGGCTTCGACAGACGCACGGTTGAACGTCTCTTGGTTGATCGCCCCGAGTTCTAGCAACTCGTTGAGCCGTGCGAGTTCAGCCGCCCGCTTCTCCTCTACTGTGCGATTGGCCTCGGTGAGTGCAGCCCCTTCGCGGAATGCGGCGGCGGTCTTTGTCGCTTCCTCCGAAATCTTCGCGAACTCAGCAACGAACTGGTCGCTGTCTACCTTGCCGGTGCGGAGTGCGGACTGAAGAAACGCAAGGTCCGTGGCGAACTGCTGCTGGGCACGGCCTGCACCCTCGGTCGCCGTGCCGAAGGTCTTGAACACCTCCGTGACCTTCGACGCCTCGGCATCAAGTTGCTTGATGGCACGCTCGACGGGCGTGAGTTTCTGCGTGAAGCCAGTGGCATCCGCAGAAATCTTGACCGCGAGATTGGATATCGTTGCCACGTTAGTCGAAGCCGAGTTGTTTACGCAGGTCGAGGATCACTTCCTTGGCCTGCATCTGATGCTGCGGTGGTGTTTCTACCGGGTTGAAATCCGACGCCTTCGGTGCCGTTCCTCGCTCGCAATACGGTGCCATGATCGCCGACGTAAGCAGCCCTGTTTCAGCCCACGGGTCTGGGATCGCTTGGAAGTACCTCGTGAATGCCAGCCATTCGGCGAACTCGCGCGTGGTCATCGTGCGCTCCAGTTCGCCGACCGTTTTCCCGAGGTGCCCCGCCAAGCGAAACAGGAATCGTCTCGCCGGGCGGATCGTCAGTTTTTTGCAAGTTCCTCGACATCCGCCTCCGACATCGCGTTGTGGCTCATCGCCTTCTCAAACAGCGTGGACACGACCTTGGCCGACTTGCTGGCGAGCCGCTCAATCTGCTCGTCGGTGAACAGTCGCTCGCCGCTCTCCGGGTGGCACAGGCAGCGGGCGAGGAACTTGGTGCGGAAGTTTTCGATGCCCGTCTCCCGCTTGCCGATCCACTCCTTCTCGTAGGCATCGCGTTCGCCGACCGTCATCACGCGGATGCCGAGCGTCATCGGCTTCCCGTCCTGTCCAGGCCATTCCTTGACCGCGACCTTGAGGATGCCGAGGTCATCAGCCGCCATGATCTGTGCCGCGAGTTCTGCCGCCGTCAGTGCCATCTGCTACTCCATAACAATGCGAAAGGTGCCGACGTACCTCGCGACGTCGTTGACGGTCCCGGTCATGCGGATCGTCTGGCAGATGGCCTTCGTGGTCATCGTCAGCCCGCCGCCTGTGATGGCGAGCGTGGCTTTCGTGCCGTACTGGGCCTGCGTCAGTTGAGCCGTGGACAGGGACGTTATCTCTATAGTCCCTGCGTCAAGCGTCCACGTGCTGCCGCGAGCCTGCGGAAGTTCGCCGCCACGAATGACGTCGATCTTCGTGACCTCACCGAACTCAACGCCATTCCACGTTGCGGAGACGCCTGCGCAGTTGGTCGGCATGACGGTCCTCCGTCACGGCGACTAGACACGGGCGATGCGGATTGTGGCCTGCCCACGGATCGCGTCGTTCGTCGCCATCGTGAGCGTGCTGGAGTTGACCGTGTACGCCACGCCGTTGAGGAGCGTTGTGCCGCCGGTCGTGATGACGCAGGTTCCGGTCGATGCATCGGCGATGATCGACTTTCCGAGATAATCAAACTGAACCTGCCGCCCGGTGTCGGTCGTGGAGCCTTGCAGCGGGCGATCTTGCGTGAGGATCGAGTTGCCGGTCGTGAGGCCGAGGTGGCTGACGTCGATCTTCTCTTGGTCGGCCGTTGGATCGTTGTACGTGATGACGATGTTCGTGACGGTGTAGTTCGTGTTGCCGAGTTTCAGACTCGTGCCGGCGCCATCATGAGGAGTATCAGCCATCTGTATCGGCTCCTATTTTTCGGACCACATCACCGAGAACGTCATCGTCACGCTGTAGACCGGCGGCATATCGCCGCCCGCCAACTGGATGAACCCGTCGGACTCGTTGTCGAGGCTGACGTTCTTCACTGAGATTGAGTCTGCCGGTGTGCCCCCGTAGCCATCCAGAGCGAGCCGCACGCGGTCGGCCAGTTCCCTTACTGCCTCGTAGGTGGTGGCGTAGAGATCGACCGTCAGCGTGACGGTGGGCATCCCCATCGGCCCAGAGAGCGTGTGCTGCCGCAGGACGCCGGACCGCCGCCACGTGACGAACGGCAGGTCGGCCGCCGCCGGGGCGATGACTGGGTAGACCCGCGTGCCGATGAGGGCCGCCACGGCGGGGTCGGAGACGAGGACGGTGGCAAGACCCTGCTCGGGGCTCTGGAGCGGCATACTGCCAGCATCGCCCGCCAGCCCCCGTCCCTTGCAGCGTCAGAGCGTGTCGGTGCCGCTGGCAGTCCCAGAGTCCTTGTACCGCAGGGCCGCCCACGCCTGTTCGATGGTCAGGGCGAGGTCTTGCTTGAGGCTGTCGGCGACGAGGCTCCTCGTCTGGTTCCACGCCGTCGCCAGCGGCGGCTGGCCGGTGGTGCCGCCAACCGGCACGCCGGGGATGGTGATCGGGCTTTTTGACTTCCGAAAAAACGCCTTTGGATAGGCCGGGTCAGTCTCGACTCGCCCGTCGCGGCCGATCTGCTTGACGATCTTGAACGGCCCTAGTTTGTTGAACGACGAGGCGATGTAGGTCGGCGTCTGTTCTTCCACGAGGTGCAGCACGCCTTTGCCCATCACGAGTTCCCACTGGTCGTTCCGCTTCCTCGCGAACGGTCTGGTGGGGCTCCTGCGGGCATAGGTTCGGAGCTTCGGCGTGTCGATCTTGCGTTCCTTTGTCCCTCGCTCGATCCACCACTGGTGGTAGGCGAGGTCACGGCCCTTGCGGACCGACCCGCCAGCGGCACTGCCGAACGCTTCTTTTCCGGCCCGCGTGAATCCCACGATGCCAACGACCACGCCGCTCTGCTTGTACGCCACGACCTTGCTGGTCACGGCACGCCGAAGGTTTCCGGTTGGGCCTACTGGCGTGATGTAACGCAGGTAGTTCACGGTCGGACGGATGGCCTTCCGCATGATCGGCGTCAGAACCTGAGCGGCCTGCTTGGCAGGGAAGAACCGCTGAATCTGCTCGCGAAGGTTTCGGAGTTCCTCGGTGTTGAGGTCGAGTTTGATGCCTGCGACCGCCATCACAGCACCTCCTGACAGATCAGTTCGTGGACGCTGCGGTTCTCGTGTTCAAGGATGGAGATGATTTCCAACGTGCGGCCACGCCACGACAGCCGCATCTGCGGGGACAGCCCGGCGAGGTACCGCATTTTCACGCGGTGGCTGATCTCGACCTGCTGCTGACCTGCCAGCAGGTACTCGCGGGCCGACACACCCTGCACGCTCGCCCACACCTCGGCGAACGTCGTGCCGTACGTCATGACCACTTCGTCAAGACGGCTGCGGGATTCGGTGGCCTGCAACACGGTCACTCGCTCGCGGAGTTCCCCGGCGTCCATCAGTCCGGCCCCCACATGATGACGGAGTAGGTGCCGGTTCCCGTGCCAGCCGCGAGCATCGGGATCGGCTCCGAGTCGGCCATCTGCGTGACGGCGACCTCGCCGTTGGACGAGATCAGCCGCCACGCATAGTCGCCGCCGTCGTTCAGCACGCGGCGTGACGAGCCGGACCACGAGAACGCCAACCGCAGCGGCGAGTTGAGTTCGACAAGGGTGCCGGACGCATCGCGGTAGCCGCCGAAACCGATAGTCACTCCCGCCGTGCCAGCCGTGCCCGTGACGAACACCGCCTCTCCGGTGGTGAAGCGGCTACCCGAACGCAACGACAGCACCTTCAGCCGTGCCGTGCCGGAACGGTCGTGGAACAGGCAGTCGACGTTGATTCTTCCGTCGATACTCATTGGCCGATGAACATGATTGAGTAGCGAGCAGTTCCGCTGAATGTCGAGACATATAGTCCATCCGCTCCGCCGCCTGCCGGGTTCTGCAAGACAGAAACGCCATCGGCAACATTCACGCCGGGGAGCCCGTCAGGCGCGGCAACAGACGTCACCGAGATGGTGCCAGTTGCTGACACTACAAACAGTTCGTGGCTTCCAAACATGACAAGGCTGCCGCTTGCGTCTCGGTAGCCGGAGCCGTCAACCAGTGTTGCGTCTGTCGAGGCGACACCATCCACGACCGACACGATTCCCCCGGTCACGGACACAGTGCTGCCTAGCGACAGGACGCTGATCGCAGCCGTTCCGTCGCGGTCGTGAAACAACGCGTCGATGGTGATACGGCCGTCTGCACTCACGTATACGACCCCCATGAGACGGTATCGAGCAGTCGCATCGCAGCCTCTGGCATCGCGGCGTCTCCTCGCTTTTCGTAGAGTTCATGAACGCACATGAGCATCGCATTCTTGACCCGTTGCGGCACGCTTGCTGGATCGCCGTACCCAGCCCACCACGTAACCGTCACGCTGTTCTGGTCAATCAGGTGGCTCGGCCACGATCCGGCATAGTTGGTGCGGATGACTCCGGGTGTTGCATCGCGGTCCACACGGTACGAGGAAGTAGACAGC